CCAGCGATGAGGTTTGGAACCGAACTACCGGACTCGGCAAGCCGGTATGGGGGCACATCTGCCCAACCCGAGACGCCTACGACCAGGCTATGGCCAAGGGCGCCATCGGATGTATGGTCTCTGGAGTGGCCAACATCTACTCCGAATCTCTAGTCTAGGAGAATCATGATTACAATCGAGAGCCAGGGAGACTGGAAACTCACCAGGAATTGGTTTGACAGAATGACGAAGTTAGACCTGGCTCTGATCATGAATCAGTTCGGCAAGGAGGGGGTTTCTGCTCTCAAGGCGGCGACCCCCTCCAGGTCGGGCGAGACAGCAGCTAGCTGGAACTACGAAGTCACGAGAACCGGCAACAACTGGCAGATCACCTGGACTAACTCACACGTAAACAACGGCGTGAACATCGCCGTCATCTTGCAATATGGTCACGGTACTCGTAATGGCGGGTATGTCGTCGGCCGAGACTACATCAACCCCGCTATCAGGCCCGTATTCGACAAGATAGCGAAGAAGGCCTGGAAGGAGGTCACCAAGTAGTGGCTACTATTGACGAGCGGGTAGTCTCGCTCAAGATGAACAATAAGCAGTTCCTGTCTGCGATCAAGGAATCCGCGTCCAGTATGGACAAACTCAAGGAATCCTTGAAGCTTCAAGGTGCCGCTGACGGCCTATCTCGAGTCGGAGAGATTGCTAAGAACACCACACTCGGTGACCTGGCGACGAAGGCTCTCGACATCGGCAAGAACATGACAGTCATGCAGGGCTTGGCGGTTACCGCATTCGGTGGAATTGGTGTCGCGGCTCTTAATGCTGGTCGAAGCGTGGTCTCTGGTTTCATAGGAACCATCAAAGATGGCTTTAATGAGTATGAGCTCAAAATGAGAGCCATTCAGACCATTATGGCCAACACAGTTGAGAAGGGGACCACCCTCAGCGAGGTTAAGACATCTCTGGCCGAGCTGAACACCTATGCTGATAAGACGGTGTACAGCTTCAGTGACATGACTCACGCCATTGGTCTGTTCACCGCCGCAGGCGTTGACCTACAAACCTCTGTGGCGTCGATTAAGGGTCTGTCCAACCTCGCAGCGGCCTCGGGTTCAACTGCCCAGCAGACCGCCACTGCGTACACCCAGCTCTCGCAGGCTATCGCGGCTGGCGCTGTCCACCTTCAGGACTGGAACTCGCTAGTCCAGGCAGGCATGGGCGGTGAGTCATTCAGGAATGCCCTTATCGAGACCTCCCGAATGATGGGTACTGGTTATGATGAGGCTATTGCTAAGGATGGGAACTTCCGAGAATCCCTGAAGGAAGACTGGCTTACTGCCCAGGTCATGACGACCACCCTTACTGCCCTAACGAATGACCTCTCTGAGGCTCAGCTCGTTGAGATGGGATACTCAGAGGAGCAGGCGCATAAGCTTAAGCAGTTCGCTCAGGGCGCATTCGATGCAGCAACCAAGATCCGGACCTTTAGTCAGCTAGTCGACACCACTAAGGAAGCTATAGGTTCCGGATGGGCCGAGACGTTCGAAATTCTGTTCGGTGACTTTGAAGAGGCATCAGTTCTATTCACGTCTATTGGTGACTGGCTTGGTGGGGTAATTAAGTCTAGCGCCGATGCTCGAAATGGGTTCCTCCAGATGTGGAAGGACCTTGGTGGACGCACCGCCCTCGTTCAGGGTCTTGCAAATATCTTCTGGGCTATAGTTAAGGTACTCGGCCAGATCGGTACTGCCTTCCGACGAGTATTCATGAACGCTAGTGCCGAAGGTCTTGTTCGCATCACCAAGGCGTTTGAGAACTTCACGTCTAAGCTCATCATCACGAACAACTTTGCCGAGAAGCTTGAGTGGACGTTCACAGGGGTCTTCTCGATCTTCCATATCTTCGCCACCATCCTCGGCGAGGTAGCTCAAGTCATCTTCACGGTCGCCTCACACATTATCAGCGCACTATTCCCAGCGTTCACAGGGATCAACTCTGGCGTATTCCAGATTACGAAGGTAATTGGCAAGGCTATCTACTGGTTTGACCAGTGGTTCACCAAGCTAGACCTTGGCGGAAAGATACTCAAGCTGCTCCTACCTCCGATTGACCTAGTCGGTAAGGCAATCAAGTGGGTTTCAGACAAGATCCATGACTTCATTATGTGGATCGACTTCACAGGAAAGGTCAAGGGTGCCGGAGAGGGGCTTAAGAACCTCGCTTCGAAGTTCGGACTCGTCAAGGACGCTCTTAAGAACTCGGTTATCGGTCGAGAGTTCTCTGCCGCGATGGATTCCATCCACAGCGGAGTAGACAAGGCCAAGTCCAAGATCAATGAGTTCGCAGGAAGCGTCGGAGACAAGTTAAAGGCTAAGCTGGTTTCCGGCAAAGCCGCTTTGTCCGACTACTTCCAGGGCTTCAACCTAGGAGATATGTCTTCGGCTGAGGCAATTGTCGCTTCTCTGGGAACCAAGTTCGATGAACTCGGTCAGAAGCTCAAGATCTCTGAGAAGGTCCAGTGGCTCAAGGAGAAACTCATTGAGCTGAAGGATGCACTTGTCGATACGTGGAACACTATTCAAAATAGTAGTGTTTGGGACCACCTTGGTAAGGCTTTCTCCGACATCGGTGGTAAGGTCAAGGAAGTAGCGGTCTCATTCCGCGACTGGGTTAACGGTCACGGTGAGGTCAAGGCCAAGGCTAAGGAAGCTGCGGGAGCAGTTTCAGAGGTTGGGTCTGCCGCAGCCCAGGCTGCTAAGGAGACAGGTCAGGCCGCTAAGGAGAACTTCCTCAAGAAGTGGTTTGAGGACATTAAGCAGGTCGCTCAAGCCGTACACCTTCCGGAACTCTTCGACACTATCAAGCAGAAGTTCGTCGAGTTCAAGGACTTTGTCGTTAACACCTTCGCCCCCAAGGTGAAGGAGGGCGCAAAGAACGCATTCGGCTCTATCGGTACCGCGATGAGTCAAGCGAACTCCAACCTCAAGTCTTATGACATGGGCAAGATCCTTGTCGGGGCCATTGGCGGAGGAGTGCTTATCGCCTTTACTCGATGGATCAACTCCTTTAAGGAGAACTTTGACAAGATCGGAAATGTTGCTGACAAGCTCGGTAACGTCTTCGATAAGCTCGGCGGAGTCCTCGAGGCATTCGAGCAGAAGGTTAAGGCTAAGGCTCTCCTAACGATCGCTATTGCCCTCGGAGTTCTTGCGGGTGCGCTGATCCTGATGTCTCTGGTCCCTGCGCCAAAGCTACTAGTCACTCTTGCGGTCTTGAAGTTCCTATTCAAGATGATGGATGACATGCTTGAGTCCATGACTAAGATGGTGGCCTTCAAGAATGACAGCGTTCGTATTGTGGCTATGCTCATCGCTATGGGCGCAGCCATGATCTTGATGGCGACAGCTGTCAGAATTCTTGCCGGAATGGACCTCAAGGGCGCCGTGGTCGGTCTTGCTGCTATGAAGATCCTGATGATGACCATGCAGGAGTTCATGACTAAGATGGCTGCCACCAAGGGCGTCGAGAAGGGCGCTGGAATCCTTCTTGCTCTTGCTGCGTCCTGTGTCATTCTGTCTCTGGCAGTATACACTCTTGGGTCCATGGATACTGGTAAGGCTATCCAGGGGGTCGTAACCCTCGCTGCGGTTGTGGCGATCCTGTCTGGATTTATGATGGTCGTCAGCAAGGATCCCTTCATGGGTAAGGGCGCAGCGATTCTTCTATCTCTTGCCGTATCATGCAACATCCTTGTAGCGGCTATCTGGATGCTCGGGACTATGGACACCGGTAAGCTTCTCCAGGGTGTCATTGCTTTGGGTGTTATTATTGCGGAGCTATCCGTAGCAATGGCAATTGCAGGCAGAGCCAATGCTCGTGGAGCAGCAGCTATCATTGCTATGTCAGCGGCAGTTATTGTCTTGACTGGTGCGGTAGCCATTCTCGGCAACATGGATATCATGACGCTAGCTAAGGGACTCATTGCTCTGGCAGCAGGTCTGGCGATTCTAGCCATTTCAATGGCGGCAGCAGACGCCTTCAAGGAAGGTGGAATTGCTCTAGGGATCGCCTCTATCGCATTCCTGGCCCTGGCCTCAGCGATGAAGACCTTGTCTGGAATCACCTGGACCCAGCTTGCGATAGGTCTTATTGCTCTCGCAGGTGGTATGCTAATTCTGGTGGCTGCCGCGGCTGGTGCTCAGTACTTCGCAGTTGGTATGATTATTCTTACTGCGGCACTACTAGCGCTAGGTCTGGCACTACTTCCGATCTCAATCGGTATGGCTGCCTTTGCCGCTGTGTTGGGTATTTGTGCCACAACCGGTGCAGCGGCATTTTTGGTCTTGACCGAGGGACTGAAGCAGCTTGCGGCGATTCTGCCCCAGGTGGCGATCGATGTGGCCACAGCTATTGCCAACTTCATCATCACACTAGGAGCAAAGGCCCCTGAGCTGGCGGTGGCCATGGCAGCATTGCTTGGAGCGATCATCTATGCCATTAATGCCAACATCCCTGGCATTGTCGCAACGTTGTTCATCCTGATCCAGGCGATGCTCACTGAGCTGGCTAACCATGCCTACGAGTTCGGCGAAAAGGGCGCCACGATCCTGGCAAACTTCCTGAACGGAATTGCTGACAACATCGGCAAGGTCATTGACGCTGCCACAAATGTCATCCTCAACTTCCTTGATGGAATTGCTAGGAATGGTCCGAAGATCATCGACAAGGGTATGTGGACGGTCCTCAAGCTTCTTGAAGGTGTTCGCGATGCTATTAACAAGTACGCTCCTCGTTTCAACAAGGTTGGTCGAGAGATTGCTTGGGCTATTGTCGACGGTATGACCAACGGTCTCGCATCCAAGGCCTGGAGCTTCGGTGAGTCTATGCTGAACGTAGCCAAGAAGGGCTACAACAAGGTCAAGAGCTACTTCAAGATCCACTCTCCTTCTCGACTGATGATGGAACTTGGAGGATATGTCGGTGAGGGTCTTGCTATAGGTATCGAGGATACTGGTGATCGTGTTGCTGATGCCGGCGGTAGTATGGCTGGTGCAGCTTACGACGCTATGTCAAAGGCGCTCGACGGAGTAAACGAACTCATCGAGGACGACCCATCCTTCAAGCCGGAAATCAAGCCTATTCTGGACCTCACCGAGATGCAGAAACAGGCTAAGGGCATCAACAACTTCATGCCCGCCATCGGAGTCACAGCTCAGGCAGCTAATGCTGCTCGACCTCCTGCTCCGATCGCAGTTGACAATTCTGACAAGAATGGTCAAAATGGTGTTACAAACATCACCTTCAACCAGACCAACAACTCGCCTGAGGCGCTGGATGCGGCTACTATCTACCGCAACACCAACACTCAGCTTGCTATGGCAAAGGACAAGTTGACACTATGATCTCAGAGATCTCGTCCACGACAAAGTCGGGGGATCGTCTAACCATCGACATCACGAACCCCTACGAGTCGGGGGTCGCGGTCAAGGAGATTACTGGTCTGGGGCCAGTAAAGGCGGACATCAGCACTGATGGATTCGCCCTGCTGGACGGAGCGTTCCTTAAGGGGATCAGGGTTGGTACTCGTACTGTGGTACTGACTCTGATCCCCTGGGGGACCGACATTCAGGAACTCCGACTCAAGACATATTCCTACTTCGGAGTCGGGGAGACCATTACTCTCGGTGTGACAACCGACTGGCTTAACGTGCACTCCGACTTCATCGTCGAGTCCGTCGAGCCGAACATCTTCTCTGAGCGGCAGGAGATCCAGGTCTCCCTTCTTGGACTAGACCCGTATTGGAAGTCCTCTGCTACTCAGATTCAGAAGGTCGTGGGCTTCAATGATAACACCCCCACCTTCGAGTTCCCGTTCTTCTCACAGGACAACCACAAGCTCAAGTTCGGTGACATGACCAACTCCTCGGGTAAGGACATCAGATACCTTGGTGACTACCCGGCCGGTGTTACGATCACCGTCGAGTTCCTTGGTACGGTTAGTAACCTTATCCTGAGTAATACGACTTTCAACGAGACAATGTCCATCTCTCGAGCTGGAAACTTCTATGCCGGAGAGAGTATTGTTGTGGACACCCGACCCGGTAAGAAGTCAATCACTCACCAGGCTCGAGGTAGGAAGTCCTACATCACCGGTGTTCTGGCGCCAGGTAGTACCTGGATTCAGATGCACCCGGGAATCAACACGATCGCCCTTCAGTATGCTGGAGGCGTTGACGACGTGAACGTCTCTATGGAATACGATACGCTTTATAGGGGGATCTAATGCAGCTGTTCTTCGCGTTCCTTCACAACTACAACTCGTGGATTGAGGTTCCGAATAACTTCTACTCCCTCAACTGGACTGAGCGGGCCTATGACTACGGCCAGTTCGAGCTCCAGCTCTACTCGGATCAGCCTGGCTATGAGTACAGTCTCGGGAATCTGTTTATTCGAGATGATACCTCGACCGCCATGGTAATCGAGACGGCCACGGTTAAGCAGGAGGATGACGGTGTCTACCTCCACAAGTATACCGGTCGCTCTCTCGAGTCGATGTTTGAGTGGAGAGTCCTACCTCACAGGCAGTGGATTGAGCCCGACAAGAATGGCCAGTTCAATGCGCAGATGACGGCTGAAAACCTGGCCCATGCGCATCTTGGTAAGGATGCAGAAGCGGCTCGTAGGATTGATAACTTCAACTTCCATCGAGAAACTCGAGTGTCTCAGATGGCCTACGTCAACGACACTGGGCAGAAGATCCAGGACGGGAAGTGGATCATCTATGACCGAGCCCCCATCTCGGAGATGTTCCGGAACGTCTTGTCGGCATGTAAGCCGAACGGATATTCTCTCTTCTACAAGATCAAGCTCGAGAATCAGGGCATTCACTGCTACGTAACTGCGCCGCATCTCATCAATACGATCACGCTCGCTCAGGAGAATGACAACTTCTCCGACTTCGAATCAGTGGACTCCATTGTCGATAAGAAGAGTACGATCTATGAGGTCTGGGACTCCGGCGATGTGGATATGAAGTGGATTGCTGACGGTAGTACGCACACTCGGGCGCACACACTTCGGTCTGAGAATCCAATTACTCGACGAGAAGTCTTGTGGGATAATACTCAGGTCCACAAGCCTTACTCGATCAAGGACTGGAAAGCGCTTACTGATCTTCAGCGGAAGCATATCACATCCCTGAGCGAGGTATGGTATCCCTTCTGGGTGCTGGACGCTATGTTCCCGAAGTATACCCCGCTCAAGATGATCTCGGGTAAGATCAATAGCTTCTCCAATGTTGAATACCGTACTGGGTTCGATGTCGGAGATATCTTCTACTACGTCCCCTCGGGCAGCAACGCAGAGCCAATTGAGTGCCAGCTGACTGAGATGACTGAGTCTTGGTCCAGTAGTGGGTTCTCTCGAGTGCCCACTATCTCAATGTCGTCTCGTACCAAGTGGAATGGTGACGGCTTCCGTATCGACTTCACTCGCGGTGGCCCCGGAGAGGTCATTGCTCCTCGAGAAAGGGATTAATGCATGGCCATTTCTAGTGGTTTCTACAACTCGGTGAATGGTGACCGGACATACGATGCGGACCAGTTCGGATCGCTCTTCGACGGGATTATCGCACCGGGTGTCTTCCCCAACGTGGGCGACAAGTTCCGAGTCCGCCCAACCAACAACGGTATGTCCGTCTATGTCGGTGCGGGTAAGGCTTGGCTGAATAACCGATGGGTCGAGAACTCCGGCGACGAGACGGTCGCTATCACGGGTTCTCACGCAACACTGGACCGAATCGACCTGGTATGTATCGAGGTTGACCGATCCAAGGCCGTTCGCGGTGCCAAGATCAAGGTGGTCCAGGGTACCCCTGCGGTTACCCCTCTGATTCCGAATGTGGGGGACAGTGGTGACCGACAGACCTTCGCTCTGGCGCAGATCAAGATCATCAAGAACTCTCGACAGATTGTTGCCGAGAACATCATCAACCTTGTGGGTAGTGCTCGTACTCCTTATGTTCGCGGCCCTCTCGAGACGATCAACCTGGATGCTCTCCAGGCCAAGCTGCAGGGCGAGTTCAACGCCTGGTTCGAGTCTGTTCGAGATGCACTGGCTAACGCTGGTGGTAATACCTCGACAGATGTAGCCAACCTCAAGGTTAGTGATAAGAACCAGAACGATCGTATTCAGGCCGTCGAGGGTCGAGTCGCGGGGACTGAGCTCAAGATTACCCAGATCAACGAGAAGTTCACCAACTCGGGATCTGTCTATGGGATGTTGAACGAGTCGAACGCGGGTGTCCACAACTCGATCTACCGAGGTGCCTCACTGGGTAACTCGGTGTCTCCGTACCTCCAGGCGATTCGAAGTGGATCGTTTTCGGGCATATACCTCGGTGACTACTGGACATACTCTGGTGTCACCTGGCGGATCGTGGCGTTCAACTACTTCATCAATATCGGTGAGCCGCCCTTCCGCCAGAACCATATCGTGGTAGTTCCCGACCGGTCTCTGTTCCGAGAGGCTTGGTCTACTACCATTCCAGATCAGCGCTCGTATGTGGACTCGACTCTCAACCAGTCCACTATGACTCAGGCCAGTCGTATGGCGGAGTCTCTGTTCAACAGGTCCAACATGGTTGGCGTATGGACTCGAGTCGCTACTGGGTACGATGGTAACGGCGCAGTCAGGGATTGGCGCTGGTATAACCCGCACATCAATATCATGGACGAGGCCATGCTCTGGGGAACGTCGATCTTCAACGATCCCCTCGCCAAGGGTATGCACCACAACCAGTTCCCCGCCTTCAGGCTAAACCCCGCCCTTGTTAACATTGAGGAGGAGTACTGGCTTCGTGAGCGTGCCTCGGCTCAGACTGCGGTCTACATGAAGTCCACGGGCCAGTTCTCCCACGCCCCGATTAACTACTCACTCGGGGTACGGCCCTATCTAGCGATCGGTTAACATGCAGCACTTCGGATTCAACCCCCTGACCGACATCGTCCTTGCGATATTCTTGTCGGTTCTGGGATCTTCCGGGATGTGGGCTTGGATCATGAAGCGCAGTGAGCGGAAGTCCGCCACGTCTAGGCTTCTGCTCGGAATGGCCCATGACCGGATTGTATATGTCGGGAAGACATATCTTCATCGAGGATTTCTCACCCTCGACGAGTATGAGGACTTCATGAAGTATCTTGTAGAGCCCTATTCTGAGTTCGGGGGGAATGGGCTTGCTGAGAAGATAGTGAATGAGGTAAAGAATCTTCCTGTCGTCCCCACCCCTAGACCCCCGGCGAAGAGGAAAACATATGGCAAAGCACCTTCAGGAGAGTAAGTTGAACAACAAGTCCTACGACATCCTCAAGTGGGTTGCACTGGTCGCCCTTCCGGCTACCTCTGCTCTCTACCTCACGCTGGCGGCTCTGTGGCACCTGCCTCACCCGACTGAGGTCGCTGGGACGATCGCCGCGATCGACACCTTCCTGGGTGTGCTTCTCGGTGTGAGCTCCAACAAGTACCAGGGTACCCAGCCCTCCGGCGCCCTCCATGTGTCTGAGGACCAGGGGATCCACGCCACCTTCGACCAGGGCGTCGCCGAGATGCTCCGGAACGGGAAGGTGACGCTGGACGTCAAGCAGGTCTAAGCGAGAAAAACCTGCGGTATAATGAACCCCTAGAAAGGAGCCCATCCATGAAGAACCCTGACCCCATTCAGCAGACAATTGAAGCTGCTCTTAAGGAGGCCGAGCTTCACGATCCTTCTAGTGAGGACTACACCACAATTGCTCGAAATGTCGAGACTCTTGCAAAAGCCAAAGCCCTTGGCGAGAGCAAGAAGCTCAGCAAAGATGCAATTCTCGGTGCAGCTACTTCACTGGCCGGTATCGTAGCCGTCCTCCAGTACGAGCGACTTGCAGTCGTCAGCTCGAAGGCGTTTGGTTTGATCATGAAGGTTAAACCCTTCTGAG